TGCTTTGCAAAAAGCTACTACATTAATTATGGGCCAAGTAGAAACAACTACGCAACCAGACCCTAATATTAAAAAAGTACAGCAAAAGAAGCAGCAAGCAAACGTTTCTAAAAAGATACAAGCTTCTGAATCTCAACCACCAGCTATGAAAGGTCAGAACAAAACTGATAAAAAAGTAGACCTTAATGTTTTATCCACAGAAGAGTTCGACGCCCTTCCCGCAGAAACTTTACGAAGAATGCGTGGAGATTTCGGATAAACTATGGTATAAAATATACAAGTTCGTCCGTTAAAACGATATTTAACCTGCGTCGTTGCAGTAAAAAAACGTATTTCGCCTGCTAGGGCGTTAATCTAGACGGGGTCGTGTCCGCAAATAACGAAAGCGTTCACCCTACGATAGTGGGTATACGGATAATATGTCGCTCCAAAAGACGACTAGTTTTTTAACTTTTTTAAAGGAATATTATCATGGCAAATACAAACTTTGCTGCGTTGACCACTGAACAATTAACAATTTGGTCACGCGACTTTTGGCGTGTCGCAAGAAATATGTCCTTCATTAATCAATTCGCAGGTAGCGGATCTAACGCAATGGTTCAGAGAATATCTGAACTTACTCAATCAGAAAAAGGAGCTAGAGCAGTTTTAACTCTTTTAGCCGATATGACTGGTGATGGTATCGTTGGAGACAATACTTTAGAAGGTAATGAAGAATCATTAAGAGCTTTCGACATAGTAGTACAATTGGATCAACTAAGATTCGCTAACAGACTTTCAGGTAGAATGAACGACCAGAAATCAGTTGTGAACTTTAGAGAACATTCAAGAGACGCACTTGCTTACGCAATGGCTGACAGAATGGACCAGTTAGCATTTTTAACTTTGAGTGGCGTTGGTTATACACTTAAGAATAATGGAGCATTAAGACCTGTAATGAATTCAGGACAGAATCTTGGTGATTTAGCATTCTCAGCTGATATAACTGCACCTACGTCTAATAGACACAAAAGGTTTGATGCGACTGATGGTATTGTAGCTGGTGATGTTACTGCAGTTGCTGCAGCTGACAAACTAAGCTATAGCGCTATTGTTGATCTAAAAGCATATGCTAAAGATCAGTACCTAAGAGGTATTAGAAGTGCTGGTAATGACGAGATGTTTCATCTTTTTGTTACTCCACAAGTAATGGCCGATCTTAAACTTGATTCAGATTTTCTTGCTAACGTAAGAAACGCTGGTGTTAGAGGACCAAGCTCAAGCTTATTCTCTGGCTCTTCAAGCTTAATGGTTGACGGCGTGATGATCCACGAGTTCAGACATGTGTTTAACACAAACGGAGCTACAAGTGGAGCATCAAGTAACGCTGGAGCTGCTGGTTACAAATGGGGCGCTAACGCTAACGTAAATGGATCTGCATGTATTTTTGCAGGTGCTCAAGCATTAGCAATGGCTGATATCGGTATCCCAGAAATAGTAGAAGACACCTTCGACTATGGAAACCAAAACGGTATTTCAATTGGTAAGATATTTGGTCTTAAAAAGCCTAAGTTTAACAGCGACCATACTGGTCAGTCTGAAGACTTCGGTGTAATAAGATTAGATGTAGCTTATTAATTGTGTTATATTTTATAGGTGGTCTGTATGGACCACCTATAACTTTTAAATTTTAGGAGAAAATTATGTGGATTGTTTCAGAAAAAGAAGATAAATACGTAGCGTCAACTTGGGGAGCCGTTGTTAATTTAACAGCAGGAGTACCAAGACAAGTAGGACATGATATGGGATTATTATGTTTACAAGCAGGATGCACAGAAGTAAAAGAACCTTCAGTAGCAGAAACCCCCGTAACAGAAACTCCAGTAGTAGAAGAAGTTGTAGAAACTTCAACAGATTTTAATAGTATGACTAAAGGGGAACTAGAAACTTACGGTCGCACTATTGGTATAGAACTAGACAAACGCAAAAAGAAAATAGACTTAATTGCAGAGTTGTATAAAGCTGCAGAATAAACAGGATAAATTATGGCGGGTACACTTACAGGCGCTAATATAATAAGTAGGGTTCAAGATACCCTACAAGACACAACGAGTGTTAGGTGGCCAGAAGCAGAACTTCTTAGGTACATTAATGATGCTCAAAGAGAGATAGTTAACTTAAGACCTGAGTCTTCTTCAACTCATTCAAACGTGCAACTTGTTACTGGTACAGAACAAACTCTTCCTTCTGGGGGGTTACGTCTTATAAAAGTAGTAAGGGGTATGAATGGCACTAGTACAAGTGCTACAGGTTTAAGAGCTATAAGATTAGTAAATGTAGACATCTTAAATACACAAGAGCCTGATTGGCACAATCCTTCCGTAAGTGGAGATTCTGCGCACGGTACTGTACCTAAACATTACATTTTTGACGAAGATGACCCTAGAAAATACTACGTGTATCCAGGAGTAGCCGGAACTGCGTACGTAGAAATAGTTTTTTCAGCTTCACCTACCGACTTAGCAAATACAAGCGCTGTAATTTCAGTAGACGATATATATGCAAACGCTATTATAGATTTTGTTCTTTATAGAGCATATATGAAAGATGCAGAATACGCAGGCAATGGACAGAGAGCTGGGCAACATTATCAATTATTTACAGCTAGTGTAGGCACGGGGCAGCAGGCTCAAGTTCTACTAAGCCCTAATAACGATAGCGCCCAACCTGTACCAGGCAATCTACGTTAGCCATGGCTAACTTTTCTTCATTAGTTAAAGAAGTCTTACCGTACGTTTCTATGTGCCCAGACTCTTTAGTAGAGACTAATATAAGGTCTGCAACTATAGAGTTTTGCGAAAGATCCAAAGCTTACGTACAAGACTTAGATCCTATTACTACTGTAGCGGGCGTATTTGAGTATGACTTTGATCAGCCTAGCGGCACAGAAGTACATCAAATTTTGTGGATGACGTTTGACGGTAATGATATGGATCCTATTAGCCCACGTAGTTTAGAACTAAACTACCCTGACTGGAGAGATAGAACTTCTAGGCCTCACGTATATTTACAAAAAACACCCAATACCTTTTGGGCAGTGCCAGTACCTCAAACTACTCTTACTAATGGACTTATAATGGGAGTTGCTCTTAAACCTACAAGAACAACTAGTAATGTAGACACAACTTTTTCAAATACGTACAGAGACGGAATTATATACGGCGCTTTGTACAGGTTGTTACGTATGCCAAACAAAGAATGGACAGACGTACCAGCAGCAAGAGAGTACCTTGCGCAATTCAATCAAGAAATACAACAAGCAGAACTTAGAGCCAGGGGCGGAGACCTTGGAGTAAACAGGAAGGTTAAATATAAAGGAATTGGAATGCCCAGGAGGCGGTATGGTAAGTACGGAAAGGAAATCGACTGGTGATAGTATTGAGCCACAACCTACGGATATAAGAAGTTGTTGGCCGCAAGTAAAAAAAGGAATAGAAAACATACTTGCACAAATACCTTCTCTTACTTTTATACCAGAAGACGTTTACAGCGAATGTGTAAATGAAAATGCCTTTCTATTTACCTCCCCAACTGGTTTTTTAGTACTAACTCTAGAGTTAGATAAGTATACAAAAGACAAGACATTGTATATTTGGTTAGCGTATACTTATACAAAAGGAAACCACGAATGGCTAGGCCATGAAAAATGGTTTGAAGATATGGCAAGGAATTTAGGGTGTAAGTATATAGAAGCCCAGTCAGCGATTCCAGAGATGGAACCGTACGCAACAAAACGCGGCTGGAACATAGACGCACGAATTTTTAGGAGACAGGTAAGTGAGTAAACCAAAAGCATCAGAATATAAAGCTAGTGATTCAGAAAAAGCTTTAGCGTCTGTTAGTTTAGCAGACAAAAAGTTTTTTAGAGAAGCTTATCTGCCTAAACTAAAAGAAATGAGAGATATGTCTGAAAAACAAGACTATACGGGTGTAGCAGAAGGTAAAGCAAATGCGGATACTATGCAATCTCTTACAGACAGACCTACTCTTGCCGCAACGCGGTCCGTAGATGCTACTGCAGATCTAGCTTCTGCTGCTACTGGACAAGCAGCAAATGCTTACTTTCAAGGTACGGTAGGAAAAAAAGAAGATCAACTAGGGGTCCTTAAGAATGCTAGAGGTTTAGCAAATACAGCTACTTCTGGTTTATCTAGAGCTGGTAGAATAGAAACCTCAAACCAACTAGCAAGCGCACAAGCAAAACAAACACGAAGAGCTGCTGTAATTCGTTCTGCAGGTCAATTAGGAGCGCAATTTGCGTCCAATGTAAGCGATGCAAATACTTTTGAACAAGGACAAACTTTTGACCCTATAAAAAATAGAATGGTTGATAACGAAAAACAAGGTAACTTCTTCCAAAAAGGTTTTGGTGGTATTGATACATCTGGTAGGACTCCAACATGAGTTTAGGAAGTTTAATGAATTATGATAGTGTTTTTTCTAGGCTGTATGGTAATCAAACAGATAACATATCAAACATGGAACAAGTAGATGACCCCGAGGCTGCGTTTGCTGATATAACACGACAAGATTATGACGACTATCTAAATAACTTTAGAGCGTTTGAAAAAAGACTTTTAGATGCTACTAACGACACTAGCATAATTGACAATGCTAGAGAAAACGCCCCAAAGCAATCTAAACTAGCAGCAGGTGTAGCAAAAAGAAATGCTGAAAGATATGGTGGTGGAGGCTTAAGTAACGTACAAAAGCTAGAACAACAAAGAGCCCAACAAAGAGGGGGCAAATTAAATTTAGCAGGCAGCGTAAACAACGCGCGTATACAACAAAGACAAGTAAATCAAAGTATGCTTCAAGAACTTATAGGCATAGGGCAAGGTGTAAATAGCAATGCTATGCAAGGGCTTGGAGATGCAGCGGGTATGGCTTCCCAAAGACGAAATGCTTATGGACAAGCTAAAGCTAATTACTCTTCTCAGATGACAGGCTTAGGTACAACCATGCTATTAGCAGCATTCGGAGTATAAGATGGCATCATTAGCACAAGTAAACGCAATGAGCAATATAACGAAAAACCGAAATCAACGATCGGTAAACAGTGCTGTAGTTCTAGGTGATTACATGTCTAACTTAAGTTACGAAGTTAGCAAAGAAGACCCAAATGACCCAAACAAGACAATTAAAACTTTTATTAATCCAATACAGACTTTTCGAAGACCTAAAGATGACCCAGGACCTTCTATTGGTGCTATAAAAGAAGGTAGCGAAGGTTGGGATGTCATGAGCGAAATAATAGAGATAGAAGACCCAAAGAACCCGGGCAAAATGAAAAAAGCGTTCAGACACGAAGAAGACCTACTAAAAATATATAATAGTAGCCCCTTAGTCACTTCTTACACAGACATATTGACAGGGGAAACTAAAAGAGGAAAAGCGGTCGCGTTTGTTATAGACGATCAGGATAGAATTTCACTTCAACTAGAAGGAGAACAGGGCCTTGTACCTAAAACTTTAGGTTTTAGTAATGACCCTAAAGATGTAGTTTTATTTACAAATAAAAAAGACATGCTAGGTGATGTCAATATGATATTACTAGGTAACCAAGCTACACAAAGCCGAGGGGCAAATACACTAGGGGCTGCAACTGCTGATGGGAACGCTTATATGAAAGGCAGAGAGGACGAGAAGAGTGCTTTAGACTTTCTAGCTGAACAAAATGCCGCAGTAGAAAGCGGCGAAAAACCTCCTGGACAGGTAGCGCAGGAAATAGAAGCTGCTAGAGAGCTTATCTTAGGGGGCATTGATCTGTTAGAAAAAGAAGACGAAACTAGTTCTGCTGCACCTACAACAACTACACCTACAGCTGATTACGTAGGGCCTACTAACGCAATAAGCATGCAAGAAAGCAGCAATAACCCAAATGCGCTTTGGAAAAACTCTCAAACGGATACGTTTAAAAACCAACCTCCTGTAACAGAACAGACTATAGCAGAAGTTCTAGAGTTTGTTAAAATAGACGGCGAGTACGCAAACTGGTCTAAAACTCAAAGTAACCCTGCTTCAGGCGGTTCGGGTAAAATACATACGCCTATAGGTAAATATCAATTTGTAGGGGCTACGTTAAGAGACATAAAAACTAGAGGCGGGTTTGAGGAGTTAGGTATTACTGACGACACAGTATTTTCAGAAGAAATACAGGACAAACTATTTTCTTGGTATATTAAAGATACAATACAAGCAGCAGAAAAAGATGGTACAGACCCTAAAGCAAAAATAAGAGGCAGATTTGAAGGCATAGGGACAACTGATGATATGTCCGACCAAGAATTAGATACTGTTATTTCTCAAGTTCAAGACGGTACTTACGCATCAAGTTCTGCAGAAACCCCAGCTACCAAACCACAACTAGTAAACAAAGGAGATGTAGAAAGAACAGATTTACCTTTCCGTACATTAGATACAGGCAGTGATGAAGTACAACAAGCAAACATTATAGCGCAATCTATATTAGACGACCCTACTTTAATATTATCTGACGAAGAAGTAGAAGTTCTAAGAAAAGGTATAGATTACAATAATCAATTCAACGCTAAGGGCCAAAGCGGTGGTTCAAGTTTTGGGGGTCTTAATAATTCTATTGCAGTTTTAACTACTAAATTAACAGAGTTAAGGAAAAGAGACCCTAATGAAGTAACGGATACAGGCAGAAGATTTAATGCTCCTAGTCAACCAGTAACTGTAGCAGATGAAATAGAAAGAACTGAAAAACTACTAAAAACAGCTATTGAAAATAGATCTAATATTGCTAAAAGTATTTCTAATAATATAGCAACTGACACAGACAGTTTAAATAAAGCTGCAGCACTAAAAGAAGAAAGAAACCAAAAGAAAATTGAGGGCATTCAAGCTCAACTTAATCAAAACATATCTGAGTCTCGAAGAAAAGTTTTACAAGCACAGCTAGACAAACTTCAGCCTCCAGTTGCTGAACCTGATGTACCTAAAGTAACGCTAGGAAAAGAAACGGAACAAAAATTTAATATACCAGCTCCAGACTTTACAGAT